GCGGTGGCCGAGGCCGGCCGGGTGCTGGGCCACGGGCCGCGCACGATCTGGAGCTGGTTTGCCCAGGTCGAGGGGGTGGCGCGCTCGGACTGGCTTGCCCATCTTGCCCCGCGCCACCGGCTGGCGGCGCGCCCGGACCGGAAGCGCCAGGCGCCCGAGTTCATGGCCCGGCTCAAATCCGATTACCTGCGCCTGAGCCAGCCATCGTTCAGCGCCTGCTGGCGCCGCGCGCAGCGCTATTGCCAGGCCAAGGGGTTTGACTGGTTGCCCGAGCGCAGCGCGCGCCGCCGCCTGATGGCAGAGGTGCCGCGCGTCACCCGCGTCTTTGCCCGCGAAGGCGAGGCCGGTCTGGCGCGCTGCTTTCCGGCCCAGATCAGGAGCCGGGCGCATCTTGGGGCGCTGGAATGGGTGGATGCGGATTTCCACAAGTTCGACGTGTTCGTGCGCTGGCCGGATGGCACCGTGTCGCGGCCGCAGATGGTGGCGTTTCACGATATCTATTCCGGCAAGGTGCTGTCCTGGCGGATCGACTGGAGCCCGAACAAGGTGGCGGTGGCCGCCGCCTGGGGCGACATGGTCGAGGATTACGGCCTGCCCGAGCATGTGCTGTTCGACAATGGCCGGGAATTTGCCAACAAGTGGATGACCGGCGGCGCCAGGACGCGGTTTCGCTTCAAGCTCATCGAGGGCGAGCCGCTGGGCATTCTGGAACTGTGCGGGGTCAGGATCCATTGGGCGACGCCGGGCCATGGCCAGGCCAAGCCGGTCGAGCGTACCTTCCGCGATTTTGCCGACGCGATCTCGCGCGATCCACGTTTCGAGGGCGCCTGGGTGGGCAACCGGCCCGATGCCAAGCCGGAAAACTACGCCTCGCGCGCCGTAGAGCTGGAGGATTTCATCCGGGTGGTGGCCGATGGCATCAATGAGCATAACGCGCGCCCCGGCCGGCGCTCGGAAACCGCGCGCGGGCGCTCCTTCGACGAGGTCTTTGCCGAGAGCTATGCCGCCCGCCCGATCCGGCGGGCCAGCGAGGCGCAAAAGCGCATCTGGCTGATGGGCCAGGAGCTGCGCAAGGCCCATGCGGGCAGCGGCCGGGTGACGCTGGCCGGCAACACCTATTGGTCGAGCTGGATGAACGAATATGCCGGTCAAGAGCTGGTGCTGCGCTTCGACCCCGAGGATCTGCATGCCGGCGTGCATGTCTATGACAAGGTGGGCCAGTATCTGGGCTTTGGCGCCTGCGAGGTGGCGGCGGGCTTTGACGATTATGCCGCCGCGCGCAAGCTGGCCGCCGACAAGGCGCGCATCCGCAAGGCCGAACGCAAGCTGGTGGCCCAGCACCGCGAATTGTCGGCATCCGAGCTGGGTGGGGGCCTTGACGAGGTGGCCTGCGAGGCCGCTCCGAAGCCTGACGCCAAGGTGGTGCGCGGCCAGTTCGGCAAGGGCAAGCCCAAGGCGGCCCGGATGCAGCCGCCACAGGCGCCGAAGCCCGCGCCTGATGCGCAGCAGGCGGCCAGGGATGAGGCCTTCCAGGCGACATTCGTGCCGCTCGAGGAACTCAGGCGGGCGCGCGCGCAAGAGCGGCCTGCGCCCAGCCTGCCCGACCTGCCGCCCCTGCCGAGCCGCCATCTGGAGGAAGAAACCCCCGGCGAGCGCTATGCGCGCGCCTGCGAGGTGGCGGCCCGCCTGGAGGCCGGCCAGCCGGTGGGCGAGGCCGAGGCGCGCTGGCTTGAGGGCTATCGCACATCATCGGAATACCGGGCCGAAAAGGCGATCCGGGAAAACGCCATGGGCACCCGTTTCGGGGCCTGAACGAGGTGCCGCCGCCCTGCGGGCACAGAGCGGCGGCGAAACGGCAAGGGGCGAGGCCCTTTGCACAGAATGAGAGGACAGGATGACACATCAGGAAACGGTTTTCAACTCGGTGGCGCCCTTGAGGAATGTCAGCGCCTTCGTGGCGATGGTGGACCGGGTGATGCACCGCACGGTCGGCCTCGATGCGCTGGCAGTGTTCTACGGGCCGAGCGGCTTTGGCAAGACCACCGCCGCCACCTATGCGGCCAATTACTTCAACGCCTGGCAGGTGCAGGTCAAGAGCTGCTGGACCGCGACCAAGCTCTGCGTTGCGGTGCTCGACGAGATGGGCATCCAGCCGAAAAAGCGCGTCTATGACATGGTGGACCAGATCGCCGAGGAAATGGCCTTTACCGGCCGGCCCCTGATCATCGACGAGGCGGATTTCCTGGTCAAGCGGCGGATGATCGAGATCATCCGCGACATTCACGAAGGCTCGGGCGCGCCGGTGATCCTGATCGGCGAGGAACTCCTGCCCCAGAAGCTGCAACGCTGGGAGCGGGTCTCGGGGCGGGTGCTGGAAACCGTGGCCGCCCAGCCCGCCTGCGCCGAGGACGTGGAACACCTGGCCCGGATCTATTGCCCGGATGTGGAGCTGGACCCGGCCTTTCGCGAGGCGATCCTGAAAGCGGCCAAGCATTCGATCCGCCGGGTCTGCATCAACCTTGATCGCGTGCGCGAATTCGCCCGCACCAGCGGCGCCAGCGTGATCGACATGAACACCTGGGGCAAGCGCGCCTTCCAGCCGGCACGCGCCCCGGAAGCACGGAGGTACCTGGCATGAGGCGGCCGGTCGATCAGATGGACAAGGCACCACAGGAGGCGGTGTGGGAGACGATCCGCGCTCTCGGGATCTTCACGCTCACGGAGGTTGTGGACAAGGCCCGCGTCAATCGCAAGACCGCGCGCGACTATCTCAAGCGGCTGATGGCGGGTGGCTATGTCGAGCCCTTCGGCGACGAGGAAGAGGGCCGGATGCGGCTGATCCGCCAGGGCGGCATCCATCCGCCGCGCCTCAAGCGCGACGGCAGCCCGGTCACCCAGGGCGGCGGCACCATGAACATGTGGCGCACCATGCGCATGCTAAAGACCTTCACGCCGCGTGACCTGGTGGCCCATGCCAACACGCCCGATGTCACCGTGAGCGAGCTCACCGCGCGCAGCTACTGCTCGATGCTGCTCAAGGCGGGCTATCTGAGGGTGATGCAGAAGGCGGTGCCGGGCAAACGCCAGGCCACCTACAAGTTCGTGCGCAACACCGGCCCGATGCCGCCACAGATCCAGCGGGTCAAGCAGGTCTATGACCCGAACCTGGGCGAGGTGACCTTCTATCCGGGGGCACGGACATGAGCGCGCGCGATACGGCATATGCCGCCTGGGCGCCGGTGCCGCCCGACTGGATCGTGGTGCTGGCCCAGGCCTGCGACCAGGCCTCGCAAGCGCGGGTGGCGGCCGATCTGGGGCGCTCGCCCTCGCTGGTCAACCAGGTGCTGAAAGGCCGCTACAAGGGCGATTTGAGCGCGGTCGAAGCCCGCGTGCGCGGGGTGTTCATGGATGCCACGCGGACCTGCCCGGCGCTTGGGCGCATCAAGCTCAACGAATGCCAGGACTGGCGCGAGAAGGCGCGCAGGTTCACCAACACCAATGGCCAGCGTGTGCGGATGTTTCGCGCCTGCAATGCCTGCGCTGTCGGTCGAGAGGAGGGACGCGGATGAGCAAGCGTGACGCGGTTATCCTGCTGGCCCAAGGCGGCACCCGCCCGGCCGCGATCGCCGAGCGGCTGCAGGTGCCGCCCAACAGCGTACATAAATGGCTGAGCGATGCCCGCAAGCAGGGCATCGACATTCCCCGCTTCAAGCGCGGCGGCGCGCGCAAGCGGGCGGTGGTGACCTTGCCGGTGCAGATCGTCGAGGCGCTGCGCCCCGAGGCAAATGCGCGCGGCACCAGCGTCAGGGAGCTGGCGCTGGCGATCCTGCGCGAGGTGGCGACAAGCGACCTGACCGCTGCCCTTCTGGACGATCCGGCCTGGACGGCCGGGCAGCTGTGCGAGGCAGATCATGGCTGAGCCTGCCGCTGCCGCCACCGTGATCCGGCGCGCCAGCCGCGCCGTGGCCCGCGTCGACCGCGAAGGCCTGCGCGGCATCACCCTGCTGAGCATCGAGGAAATCGAGGCGATGGCGATCATGCTGGCCATCCTCGGCTTTCCCATCCCCGACAACCCCGAAGGAGAAGAGACATGACCCATTCATCCGCCATCCCCGCGCCGATCCCGGACGGCATCACCATGATCGACGGCGAGCCCTATATGGGCGACGGCAAGGGCGGGTATATCGCCTGCGAGGTGATCAAGCCCCAGCACAAGCTCGAGGACGAGGTGGTGCGCAAGATCATGGGCTACGGCATCCAGATCAGCGAGCAGGTGGCCCGCTTCAAGCAGCATACCTTCGACGATATCGGTCAGTTCGAGGCGCTGCTGGCCCAGGAATACGACGCGCGCCTGGGCGGGGCCAAGGGCAACAAGACCCTGCGCTCGATCGACGGGCTTTACAAGGTGCAGGTGCAAGTATCGGACTATATCGAGTTCGGCCCCGAGCTGGAAGTGGCCAAGGCGCTGCTGGACGAATGCATGAACGAATGGGCGGCCGAGGCGCGCCCGGAGCTGCGCACCATCGTCACCCGCGCCTTCAACACCGACAAGGCCGGCCAGATCAACCGCTCGGAAATCTTCATGCTGCTGCGCCTCGAGATCGACGATCCGCGCTGGCAGGAGGCCATGCGCGCGATCCGCGACGCCATGCGGGTGGTCGGCTCCAAGACCTATGTGCGCCTCTACAAGCGCGACCGCTTCGACGCGCCATGGCAGCCGGTGACCATTGATCTGGCAAAGGTGTGAG